CAAACTTTCAACCTCGCCAAACCAGAGAACCTCGGAAAGACCTCCTATCGTGTGTGGTAACAGCGTAAAAACCATGGCCAAAAAGCCAACTAAGGCCCAGAAAAAGGTCGCCAAGGTCATGCGTGAGTACGGCAAAGGCGAACTCCACTCGGGCAGCAAAAAAGGCCCCGTGGTGAAGTCCCGCAAGCAGGCAATCGCCATCGCCATGAGTGAAGCCGGCATGGCAAAACCCAAAAAATCCACCAAAAAAGGTAAGAAGTGATGGCCAAACGCGGTCTTTACAGCAACATCAACGCCAAACGCAAGCGCATCGCCGCCGGCAGCGGCGAAAAAATGCGTAAACCTGGCACTAAAGGTGCTCCAACCGCCGCCGCCTTCAAAGCATCCGCCAAAACCGCCAAGCGACCTAAAGGTCGCAAGTAAACCGGAGAAAAACAATGGCTGCCATTGCTAACACCGCTAGGGATCACTTCAGCAACCTGGTCGAGTACACCGGCGGCACCCTCACCGCCGTCAACGACTGGATGCAAGTCCCCGCCCAGTCCTCCGCCTACACTTTTGCCGCCACAGTGACCGGAGGCGCCAACTTCACCCTCGCCCTGGAGTGCAGCTTCAACGGCAACGGCAACTGGTTCACCATCGACACCAGCAAAAACATCAACTCCAACGGCGAATACGTCTACTTCTACGACGGCAAACCAGCCGCCCAAATCCGTATGCGAATCGCCTCCATCAGCTCTGGCACGCCTAGCATCACGCCCCACATTGCCGTTGCTTACCACGGCTAATGACGATCCAGACAATCACCGGCAGCTGCCTCCACATCGAAATTGACGGCGAGGAGGGCACCACGCACGCCACGTTTGTCTTCAAAACGCCCTCAATCCCCGACACCTTGGGCAACTTCATCAAGATGCTCGCCCTCGGCATCGAAGTGCTGGTGCCCATCGAAAACCCCGAAGACGAGGAGGAAGACGATGATTGAGTACCGCGGCGAAAAATTCTCGGGCTACAACAAGCCCAAGCGCACCCCCAGCCACCCGAAAAAATCCCACGTCGTCCTCGCCAAAGAAGGCGACACGGTAAAACTCATCCGTTTCGGCCAACAGGGCGTATCTGGCTCACCAGCACAAAAAGGAGAGTCAGCAGCAGACAAGGCCAGAAGGGCATCATTCCAAGCGCGTCACGCTAAAAATATCGCCAAAGGCAAAATGAGTGCCGCCTGGTGGAGTGCCAAGGTCAAGTGGTAACCGTACTAAGTGGTATACTTGCAATAACCGCACCGATGTAGGTGGCTGACTGGAATTACGTTGACGTACAGTGCTCCTGCGGCAAGCAGTCTTGTATACGAATAGACCAGTTCAACAGAAAGAACGGTATTTGGGTATGCAGATCTTGCGCTTATACAGGGCGTACCAGCGCCAGAAAAGGAACGGGAGTAAAGAATGACCCCGAAAAAGAGGAGTGCCGGCGCAGCTACTACAAAGCACGCAGACGCGTAAAAACAAACCACAAAAACGCTTACGCCAATGTAGAGTTTCGTTTTAAGTCTTTTGACGAATGGTTTAACGAACTCGGACCAAGACCCGCTGGCATGTCTGTGGATCGTATAGATCCTATGGGACACTATGAACCTGGTAATATCCGCTGGGCGACTGTTGCAGAGCAGGCTCGCAACAGAAATCCACGGCATACATGGACGCCAAAAAGCTAGCGGCCCTCAACTTTATGAATCCACATTTTCAACTCCAACACATATTTTCTAAGCCCATCTGCCTTCTCTAAATGCCAAACATTCCCAGTCTCCATGTACTGGTGCATGTGATTATCAACCCCCCTCAGACATTGGTGAATGAGTGCGTTCCACGGCTCCCGCACGGGCGTGTTCCACTCACGCACGAGACACACCTAGATCTCTAGTGCCAAAATAGGTACAAAGTAGGAGTCAAGCCGTGGTCTACAGCGCCAATATTCCACCGACTGGAGCTGTAGTCAGCGAATCCCCGTTTGTCCGCAATCTGGACGTCATCGCCATGATGCCGGACTGGAGCGTGATGGCCGCCGTCACCAACGGCACCAACTACTTGCGGGACATGAGTGAAACTTATCTCCCGCAAGAACCCCGAGAAGACGACGACGCCTACCAAACCCGCGTCGACCGCAGCGTCCTGAGCCCTTACACCAGCCGGCTAATCGAAACTGCCGCTGGCGCCATCCTCCGTAAACCCATCCACGTCGAAGGCGACCCCTACTGGCTGGACCTGATCCAGAACATCGACGGCTTGGGCTCCAACATCAACGAATACGCCCGCCGCGCTTTGGTCAGCAGCCTGACCTACGGCCACAGCGCCATCCTCGTCGACTACCCGGCCGCCGCTGGGGCGATGAATCTGGCGGAAGAGCGTGCCATGGGCCGCCGCCCTTACTTCGTCCACGTCGATGCCCCCCAGATCTGGGGCTGGCGCAAAGAACCGGGTACCAACCGCCTACTGCAAGTCCGCATCCACGACTACGACGTCCGCCCCCTCAACGAGTTCGGCGAAGAACAGGTCGAGCAAATGCGCGTCATCTACCCCGGCCGCTACGACCTCTACACATTGGGCCAAGAGATCGTCGAATTTACCTCCACCGGCGGCTACAGCCTCGACGAAATCCCCCTGGTCCCTATTTACAGCAACCGCCGCGGCCTGTTGATCTCCCAACCCCCGCTGCTTGACATTGCCAACCTCAATATCACCCACTACCAACGCCAAGCCGACCTAATCCACGCCCTCCACATCGCCGCAATGCCCACCCTCGTCCTTGAGGGCTGGGACGACACGACCGGTTCAGCAACGATGGGCGTCAACTACGCCATCGCCATGCAACCGGGCAACAAGGCGTATTACGTCCAAGCCGACGCCACCAGCTTCGACGCCCAAATGGCCGAGCTGGAGTCGTTGGCATCTCAAATGTCCACGTTGGGCGTGACCAAACTCTTCGGCCAAAAGTTTGTGGCCGAGTCTGCCGAGGCCAAGCGCATCGACCAAGCCCAATCCAACAGCGTGCTGTCGATCATCAGCCAAGAGCTGGAGAGCGCCCTCAACCAAGCCTTCGAGTTTGCCGCCCAGTACGTCGGCCTAGAACCGCCTGAAATCACAATCGACCGCGACTTCGACTACTACCGCCTGATCGGCCAAGACGTCGCCGTCCTGACCCAACTCAACCAACTCGGCAAGATCAGCGACGGGATGCTGCTGGAGATCCTGCGCCGCGGCGAAATCCTGCCCGACAACATCAACGTTGAAGACGAGGCCGAAGCCGCTGAGATGGACGCCACCGAACTGGTGGAAGCCAACGAAAACACCGGCGAGGACGACATGAACGACCGCGCCGAAATGACGCCCGACCGCATGGATCAGCTGATTGAGCTGCTGACCCGCTGATGGCCACCCAAATCGAGCAACTAACGCTCGCCCAAATCACCTCCCTGGTGCGCCTCACCAAGCGCGTCAACCAACTCCGTAGCATCCTTTCCGGCACCAACGACCCCTCCACCGGCACCGGCAAAACCGGCGACTGGTACATCAACACCACCGATTACACCCTGTTCGGCCCCAAAACCGACGACTGGGGCGACGGCTTCCCACTTGGCACGGGCTCCAAGATTCGCACTACGGAACTAACGGTTGCCGGTTTCCCCGGCACCAATAGCGGCGGAGGCGGCGGTGGCACTGCCGGCACCATCGCCATCGGCACCGTCACGACTGGCGCCCCAGGCAGCGAGGCGACGATCACCAACGTCGGCACCGCCGAAAACGCAATCCTCAACTTCGTCATCCCCCGCGGTGACGTCGGCGCCACAGGCACCACCGGACCTACAGGAGCCACTGGCGCAACAGGCGCAGCCGGTCCGACCGGAGCCACCGGCCCCCAAGGCGCAACAGGTCCTGCTGGCCCGCAAGGCGAAATAGGTCCTGTCGGCCCTCAAGGTCCTCAAGGCGACCCCGGCGAAGAGGGTCCACAGGGCGAAACCGGCCCCACAGGCGCTACCGGCGCTACCGGCGCTACCGGCCCTGCAGGCGCCACCGGAGCAACCGGCGCCACCGGCCCAGCTGGCACCATCACTGTTGGCGCCGTCAACACGGGCTCCCCCGGCACGGGCGTTACCGTCACCAACAGCGGCACCAGCACCGCCGCCATCCTGAACTTCACCATCCCCCGCGGCGACGCGGGCACCAACGCAACGGTTACCGCCGGCACAAACATCACTGTTGTAGACGGTCAAGTCTCTGTATCGGCTACCGCTGAATTTGACGATGGAACTTATTGACTCTGGTGAAGTAAACTAGAACGGTCCAAGTAACACACAACCGTGCCCGAAGAACAGCAAGCAGCAGTCACTCCCGTGGAGCCTGTTGCCCCTCAGCCTGTGGCTGAAAGCTCCGATCTGGCCGCCCAACTCGAAGCACTTCGTGCGAAAAACCAAGAGTTGATCGCCGAGCGCCGCAAGGACCGCGAAAACCGCGAAACCCTCCAATCCCAGCTGGAAGAATTGCGCCAAGCGCAAGAATCCGCCAAAACCGCCAAGTTGGCCGAATCCGGCGAATTCAAAACCCTCTGGGAAGAGGCCCAACAAACTGTTGCTGACCTCAAGCAACAAATGGCGGCAAAAGAAGCGGAAGTCGAGCAAATTCGCCAGGGTTACTCAAAAGAACAACTCCGCGCTGGCGCCATTGCCCAACTCTCTTCTGCTGGTGCGCTTGCACCCGATCAGCTGTATCGTTTGGTGCAGGAGAACTTACGCGCCAAAGAAGGACAGCCTGTGGCTTATGTCGGCGGCGTGGAAGTTCCGATTGGCGAGTATATCGCCAACTTAAAAAACCCCGGCAGCGGTTACGAGCATCATTTTGCCGCCACGAACCGCGCCGGCATGGGTGTCACGGGTAGTGCCCGCGCCACCGCCCTCCCCGGCCAAGCCAACCCCTGGTCTAAGGACGCCTGGAACGTCACTCAGCAAATGATGATGCTCGCCAGCGACCCCGACAAAGCCAGGCTGTTGAAAACAGAAGCCGGTTTCTAGCCCCTGTGGGGCACCTCCCCAACCCTGACTCCACTGGAGCTAACCCATGTCTGCTTCTAACAGCAACTTCGGGGGAACTTTTCTCTCGAACCTTGTTACCCGTCCTGAATTTCTTCAGTACACCGCTGAAGGCATCTTCGAGCAATCGAAGTGGATTCAGAGCGGCATTGTGCAGCGCAACGCTGCCCTCGACGCCCGCGCTGGCGGCACCCGCGTGCGCGTGCCCTTCTTCGACCCCATCGCCCCGACCGAAACCCAAATCCTGTCCACCTCCAGCTGGAATGGTGGCCTGGGTTATCTGACCGCGCAGAACGTGACTGCCGACGAGCAGATCATGACCCTGCTGCATCGTGGTTTCGCTTATGCGGCCGACGACCTCTCGAAACTCGGCTCCGGAGCTGACCCCCTCAGCCACGTCCGCAACCAACTGTCTGCAGCCATCAACAAGCTGAAGACCGCCACCCTGGCAGCCCAACTGTTGGGTCTGTTCGGCGGCATCTCCGGCGCTGGTGTGCTCGGCCCCAACCAGAGCAACAAATCGTTTGCTGGTGTCCCCGGTTCCATGACCGAGGCCAACTTCCTGAACGTGGCCAACGTGGTTGGCACCAAAGCACTGCTGGGCGAGCGCGGCGACGAGCTGGACTCGATCGCCATGCACTCCAACGTGGCTTACTACCTGCAGCAGGTGGGGATGCTGACCTTCAGCACCTCGGCTCTGTCCACCGGCGGCGCCATCACCTGGGGCGGCGGCGGTGTGGGCGTTGCAGCCCCTGAAGTTGCCACTTTCGCGGGTCTCCGCGTGGTGATCGACGACCAACTGACTGCCCTGACCGGCGGCACCTCCACCCACGCCAAGAAGTACCCCGTGTACCTCTTCAAGTCGGGTGTGGTTTCCGAAGGCATCCAGCAGGACCTGCGCCTCGGTGCAGACCGCAACATCCTGTCCATGCAGGACATCCTGGCCGTTGACTACCACTACGGTTACCACATCACTGGTACCAAGTGGAACGTGGCCGGCGACAACCCGACCAACGCTGCCACCACCGGCAACCTGGCCGACACCGCCTCCTGGAGCCTGGTGTACAGCACCACCAAGCAAGTGCCCATCGCTCGCCTGCTGGTCAACACCCCGTTCGACACCAGCGCATACTGATCCTCAGTACGCGCCAAAACAAAGGCCCCCAAACCGGGGGCCTTTTCTTTTACCAAAAACTACTCAACCTTCAATTTCCCCAATCCGCATTTTCTCCTGATATTCAAAAATCACTGGAGCCCGCCCCACCAACTGGTACGACTGGGTGAGCAGCTCTCTAAATACGTGCTCACTGACCTGCAGATCCTGCAGGATCGTCTCAGCAGATTCCCCACTGGAAAACCGTTCCCGAATAGCGTTAGCCACCACTTCCAGCGACCGCACGGTCTTTCCGGGGGCCGCCGATGGAACAGAAGCCACCTTTGTTTCTACGCTGGCATCAGCGTCAACAATTTTGCGAGCAGGCATGAGTACAGTCCGGCTTTTCGTACTACAGGATAACCTCCGCAGCTTTATTGACGTCCCTTACGGCCAACACGCCGAAATCCAGGCTGACATTGAAATGACCGGCGGTGAGGTTTACCACGCCGTAATTTTGAGTCCACCCCCTAAAACAAGAAGATCTACTTCTGGAGCTAAACTCAAGAAAAGACTGTATTGAGCCGTGCCCGCCGCCATTGACGCCACAGTGGGTGGAGCTTCGGCCAACAGCTATGTGACGCTGGCGGCTGCTGACACCTATTTTGAAACGGTGCCCGACTCCAGCACCTGGACCACCAAGACTACCGACCAAAAAAACCGCGCCCTGATCTCCGCCACCCGCTGGATCGATGCGCTGAGCTTTTACGGTGACCGCTGCACGGACACCCAAGCTCTGAAGTGGCCCCGCGATAACTACACGGTGGACGGCGTTGACCTCGCCTGCACTGTGATCCCCGACGGCATCAAAACCGCCACCTACGAGCTGGCACGTGCCTTCGCCAACGACACCGACGCCATCACCGGCAGCACTGGCACCACCGGCATCTACGACCAAGTGGAACTGGGCGAACTCAAGGTCAAGTACAACAAATCCAGCCAGACCAGCGGCGTCATCAACAACGTCTTTGACGTCTACCCCTGGCTCCAGACCTACCTAGGCCCTTACTGCATGGGCGGCGCCGCCAACTACGCCGTCCGCCTCTTCCGAGGGTGACATGGGCTTAATCGACGACACATTTGCCCCAATCCCCACCTCCGTCCTAGCGGACTGGGGCCAGAACATTACGTACATCAAAACCACCACACCCCGCACCTACGACCCCACCACCGGCAATGTGACTGGCGCCGACACCACGGTCACAGTCAAAGCCGTCATCACCCGTCTCACTCCCAGAGAAGCTGAGGGCCTGTACCAAACAACAGACGTCAAAGTCATCATCGGCACCAGCGAACTGGGAACGTACTATCCGACCGAAGCCGACCGCATCCAGTACACCCAGGCCGGAGTTACCCGCGAGGCCAAGATCATCTCAATGACCAGCTATCGCGGCGACAACCCGGTTATGCACGTCCTAATTGCGAGGCCCCAATAATGTCAAAACCTTTGGGCCAATTTAATAGAGATACACGCCGAAAAATCCAAAGCGCAGCACGACACGCAGCAGCGGAGATCATGAACGATCTTGCTCAGGAAGGTCCTTTGTGGGGCGGGGAGTTTGCCAACAGTTGGACAGCCGATGCCCCCGGAGTAGGTAAAGGTCCTCAAGGCAGCTACCCCTATTCGATCCGCGATACTCCTCGATTACCAGACACTGTTGCAGCTACAAATAGAAATCCCAAACTCGTAATCAGTAACACCACAGATTACGCAATGCAAGCCATGGATCTTGAAGAAGGCTACTTCATCGACCCTGGAACAGACCCGCAAGGTCCTGTGGTACTTGAAGGTCGCCGCTATGGACGTATGCGTACTGATATTGGACCTACGGAAGGAGAACCAACTTCTCGTGCTACTGCACCGCAAGACTGGTTTGTGAACTATACCAACGGGGGCGGTATGCAAAAAAGCCTTGAAAACGGCGTCAGAATTGCCTTTGCACGGAGTAACTGATGAACTACCAAGCCATCCGCGCCGCCGTCGAAAATCCGCTGCTGACAGCGTTTGGCGCCTTGGTTCCAGCAGTACCTGTTTACTTCGACAACATCACCGCCGTCCCGCCCAATACGACCACCGAATATGTCCGCGTCAACGTCACTTTTGGCATCACCAACGAACCCACGCTTACCTCCAGCGTCGATAACGCCCGCGGAGCAATAGTCATCCGCATTTTCACTGAAAAAGGGCGTGGTCCTGCCCGCAACCAAACTCTGTTAACCACCGCAGTCAACGTGCTGGAAACCCTCAACAATTCCACAAAGGGCACAACCGGCGTTTATTTCAAGGTGGGTGAAATCAACGGCCCTACATTTTCGGCTACTGAACAAGCGCCCCATTTCGTGGGGCGAATCGACACTTCCTACGTCGCTACCGTGCTGTCGTAGGAAGAAACTATTACAGGCGCTAACCTGTAATAAGCCGGGCAGTGCCCGCCCTGTAACAACCCCCTGGTACGCCAATGGCCACCACCGTTCTGTCCGGCACGTCCGGCGCTCTTTACTACACGCCCGCTGGCACCACCGGCTCGTTCGGTGAATCTGGCGTGAATATCG